CTGCCGTTTTTGTTGATCTTGTCCCATTCGGCGGTCTTGCCGTTGACTAAGCTTGCCCAAGCAGCCGAACCATCGGCTATCTCTTTGTGCTCGGCGTATTTCAATGCGACGCTGAGACCGGCCTCGATCGCACTGCCCTGCGCTTCTCCAGCTATGGCCTTGGATTGTGCGGCTTGCGAATAGGCATAACCGAGCTGTCGTGCGGCCCGGGCCGTTGCCTCAATGCCGGTTTCCGCCGGCCTTATTCCGAGGCCTTCAGGGGCTTGAAATTCGGTAATTCTGGCCATCAGATTAGCGTGGCAATTGCCGCCGCCCCCTTGAACCAGGCATCCATCTGAACACCTTTGGCAGCCTTGTCGTCAGCTGCCGCCGCCATGTTGGTTGCATCCGCCATGATCCGATAGGACGCGGCTTGTTCCTGGTAGCTCTTCTCCTCGATCAATCCCTGTTGCTGAATGACCGAGGTGGTGAGCGCGGCCTGTGTTTCGCTGTCGCGCAAAATGTCGAGCGCCGATCCCGCTTCCTGAAAATTATTAGAGGCAATGTCTGCCTTGGCTTCGCCGATCGTCAGGTAGGCCTTACGTTGATTCTGGAAGCCTTTGATCGCCGTCGATTCCTCGGTGTACTTTTCGTTGAGATCAGCGAGACCAGCGGCAAGCGTGTATTGCTGGGCCTCGAGCCGTTCGCCGGCACCCTTGGTTCTTAGTGCCGAGGCCTTAGCAAAATCCGAGAAGATCCCGCCGACGTCGGAGATCGTGCTGGGCCCGAACCCGCCGCCAAACCCGAACAACCCGCGGCCTTCTACCCCACCTATGTTTGCAATTGTCGGCATGGTCATTTGTCCTGTGTATGAATGAATCCCCCGATGGCAGCGATGGTGGCCGGCACCGGCCGCGTTACCCGCCAACATATCATGCCATCGAAGGAATTATCGTCGGTCAGCGGCGCCCAGAAGATTCCGTTGAAGATCTGGCCGATCGGCAATGGCGGGCCGGCGGGATCATTGACCGGATCAACTCCGAACAACACTGGGTCAAGCCGATCAAATCGAGTGCCGATAGAGAGTCCCGCGGCCTGCACCGCCTGCAAGGCGTAATACTGATTGCGGCGCAGCTTGCCGAACGCCGGGCCGTTGCGAGTGCCGGCCTCGGCCGGCGCATTCGGGCGGACAATCTGGCCATCCGAGGTATAGGTCAGGCCGATGACGACCTGGTTGGCCGCCAGGGCACTGGTCGCAAGCGCCGAGGTGAATTGACCATTGGCGGCGCCGCCAGATATTCCATCGCCGTACGGAATCTGGATCGAGCCGTTGCTGACGACGTAATCGGCAATGATCGGATTGCCGGTCTGGTTGAACTGCTGTCCGGTATCGTATCCCGAGATCGTCGTCTGCACGGTCAGGCCGTTGAGATGCCAAAGCCCGTTGATCTGCAGGCCGCCGAGCGGGAACGACGGTGAGACAGCAATCGCCGTGGTCGAGCTCGGACGTACGCCGGCATCCAGGAACCAGCCATCGGCGGGGCTGTCGGTCTCGGCAAAATTCTTGGCCAACATCTCGACAAAACGAATGTTGCTGTTGGCATCATTGGTCACCATGGTGAGAGCATCAAGGGTGCCAAACTCGTTAGCGCCCGTACAGATAAACTCGACCTGGCGGCCGGTGCCGAGCGTATGCAGGGCCCAAGCCTGAATTTCCGCCGGCTGTGAGGTCGACAAGGTCCGCCGCGAATAGCCGCAACCGGCCCATGATCCGTCACCCATGCGGGCCCAGATCGTGGCGATCGTCTCCTGCTGCCAGCAGATTTCCTGGATGAATTTCGCGGTCAGGTGCTTGGAATAATGCGAGAGATCATGTGCGGAGAAACGACCGGAGAACACGTCTGCGAAGTACTCAAGCAGCGATCGACGAAAGGTCTGCACCACCGCAAGGGTGAGGTCAGTTCTTGCTGGCAGGATATTTGCGCAATTGTACTTGGTATATCGGTGAGCCTGGATGGTGGTGGGGGTGAGCGGAATGTTAGTAGAGGTAGCCTGGACCAACCACTCGCCCGCTTGAGTGCCGCCGACAATTCCGAGCTGATCGGGCTCGAGCCAGAAAATCGGGTTGGCATCGGGGCTGTTGAACACATAAGAGATGCCGCGATCTCCCGGCACGGAGCCGTCGACTTGGGTGGGGGCAAAATTGAAAATATCGTTCGAAACCGACGAATCGATACGATTAGCGTAGACGCCGGAGAGCCAGAGACGGCCTTCATGGTAGGTCCCGCAGGTTGGCCACCCCGTGGTGTTGGAATAAAGCCCCATGCGCCAGACTCGGATCGGCGTGGTGTAAAGCAGCTTGCCGCCGAGGATCTGTACTTGCACCGCATTGCCGGTGCCGGCCGCGACCGGATTAAAGAATTGCACCTGCGCGACCGCGATGCTGTTTGATTGGACAAAGCCGAGGCCGGGAGAAAACCCTGGGATCGTCGAAATGATCTCGGCCCAAACATATTGCCAGTTTGTGGTCTGATCGCTGGACGTAACACTGATCGGCGCTGATGGAGGGATCGCCAAGGTTCCAGTCGTTCCAAGCAAGGTACCATCTGACGGATTTGATGGCGCGGTCGCCTTGGCGCGCAGATTGATGACGATTTGCGGAATAGCAGGTTGAAAAATTCCACTGATATTAGAAAAAATTACGGCTGTCGCCAGAGCGCGATCCGACGGCGGAAATACGGTGCAACCGGAAATCTTCTGCCCGCCGCCGCTCACCCCGGTATAGTTCTTACCGGCATATTGATCGTTGGGATTCGAAGCGTTGTCAAAGCTGGCACTCGTCACTGCGGTCTTATTGGTGTTGCCGTCGAATGCCGCCGCAATGCCACCGCCCTGCGTAAGGGTGCCGATATTGACCGATCCGCTGAGAAACGGATCGATCAGATTGACCACCAGACTGATCTGGCCCCATGTCCAAATCGCGCCGGCCGGATCGATCGCCCACTTGGTCGTATCGGTGCCGGGCTGAATGCCGGTGTTGGCGGCAATGCATTTCCAATAGACGTAGGCCCCGTTGACGCCCTGCGGGTAGGACACCTCGTTGCCGGCGACATAGGCGGTGGTTGCGTTCCACAATGGCGGCTCGGAATAAAACCGCATCAAGCGCCCGAGGTCGGTGCCCTGGAAGCCGTTCGGTCCGATTGCGATGCCGGTCGACACCGGCTGCCAGAAGGTTGCGTTGGGTGGCGTATTATTGAGGTTCGGACTTTTTATCGATTGATAATTAACGGCGCCGGAATTGACCAAATCCCCGATCTGGTAGGCAATGGTCGCATCCCAGGCCGGGAAGGTGATGGTCATACTGACCAGGCCGGACAGGCCGGATGGTGTGATCGTCGCCCCGCCCTTCACCGGATCAAGATATGGTCCGTCGCGAAAAACCGCCGGTCCGAACGTGAAGGTGGCGAACTGGCTAGGCGACGGCTGGGTAGCGACCTGCAGCACCTGGGGCGGGATATTGCCGTGCAGGAAGACCGAACCCGAGACCGGAGTTTGTGTGGTTGGGATCTCACTCTGTACGGCCCGCAAGGTCCGCCATGCCTGGTTCGTGTAAGGCGTTACAATTTCCTGGATTCGCGAGACGGTACCACTCGCAAATGCCGCACCGATAGAAGCGCCATTGATTGCCGCCCCGGTGAGGGCATCGGCAATGCTGAACGTCGTGGGTGAAAGCACGGTAATGACGAGCTGGCGCGGTCCTTGGATCTGCTCGGCGCCGGTAATGTTGAATGTAATCTGATTTCCGGTCGTCCAGCCATGAGCTGGACTAGTCGTCACCACGGCCGGGGTAGCGCCTGAAATTGCGGTGATAGTCTTATCGTCGTTGGTGGTGACCGTCCGCGGTCCCTGGCGAAAGCGCAGGAATCCGTCAGTAAGCTCCATGGTGTAGGGAAGCGCCGCCCGGAACTGGAACGGCAGGACGCGGCCAGGCCCGCCATTGCGGGTAGTACCGAGGAAGATCGTGCCGGACCGCTTGACCCACGCCCCCTGTTCGTTGGGGAATGAGTTGCGGCATCGGTTCATCCATTTGCGGTAATTCGGATGGGTGACCTCGCCTTGCGAGACCTGCGAGACCTCGCCGCCAATGAATGAATCGTGGACGTATGATGCATCGGCCACAGCTATCCCCTGCAGGCGATGTAATCATCGACCGGCGGTTCGACCGGGCCGGCCTCAATGCCGTTGACGATCCCGGCTTCGCCCATGAATTTCTCATATTCACTGGCAATGACTTTCTTCTTGTCGACCGATTGGGTCAGCGGCTCTACGGCATCGATTGCCATGCGGAACGCCAAACCTTCGATGAACATCGCATCCATGCGGCGGACATCGACGAAATCTGTCACGAACCGATAGATGATCGGGTCGACTTTCCACGACACGATAGTGCCGTTCTCGTATTTGTAATCGGTATAATTCAATCCCCAGGATGCGCCGAGATAGGAGGTCGAGCCGGCCTTTGGGTCCTGCGGGGCCTCACGCAAGAAGTTGGCCGGATATGCGAAGGCATTGAGCGTCTGTGACTGCACGTCTGGCCCGGCCCCGACCGGATAGACCGGGTCCCAAGCCTGGATCTGGACGGAGACTTGTAACCATTTTAGCGAGCCAGTGCCGCTAGTGGCCTGGTTGAATCCGGTGTCCCATGCCGCCAAAACACCGGTGTTTGTCCAATTGGTGCTAGTTACATCCAGCACCGGATTATGTCCGGTATTGCCGCCGATATTGCTTGTGTAGACAAGACCGTCCGAACCGCGAACTTTCTGTCCCAAGCCATAGGTTGCCGACGAACTCCAGACCGGAGGCGAAGTCAGGCTGGGTGTTTGTCCGGTATTGAGATTGATCAAACTGATATAAAGGATACTGCCGCCATCGATGACAATCTGGTTCTTGTTGTAGGTTGTGGTCGCATTCCAGAGTGTCGGGGTTGCCGGATTGTCGGTGTTGGCGCTGACCTTGGAACGATAGACCTTGTAGGTACCGTCCCCGGGCGCGATGTAGACGACCTCACCCGCCCAATAGGTCTGCTTCGGATCGTAGGGAAATGCCACGGTCGGACCGGAATAGAAATCCCAGGCAAAACTTGCGCCCGGTTCCTGATTGATGTTGTCTGGGATATTGGAACTCCACATCACTCCGAAAGCATCGGAAACCATTGAGCCGATGAAATAGGTGATGCCCGGCGACCACAGGGTCGGCGTGATCTGCATGGTATTGACGGTCAACGGGCGCAGCACAGTCCGCATGGTGGAGAAGGTCCAGACTCGGCGGCGCA